ATTTTTTCTCCCCCTGATAATACGTGTGCACGTTTAAGTGCTTCTTCACCAGAGAATAACATTCTTCCTAAGAATGAACGTAAGTATGCTTCACTTTCCTCTTCAGGAGAAGCATATTGACGAAGCCATTCTACTAATGAAAGTTTTAATCCTTCAAAGTATTCAGAGTTATCTTTTGGCATATAACTACGTGAGGTAGTAATTCCCCATTTTACAGTTCCACAATCTGGTTCAATCTCACCTGCTAAAATTTTAAGAAGTGTAGTTTTAGCTACTTCATCTCCTAAAAGAATAACTTTATCGTTAGGATTAACTGTAAAACTCACATTGTTTAAAACTTCTTTTCCCTCAATTGTTTTACTTACACCATCTACGATTAATAAATCATTACCGATTTCGCGATCTGGAGTAAAGCGCACATATGGATAACGTCGACTACTTGGTTTAATATCATCAAGAGTTAAAATCAATTTTTCACTAATTCCATTAAGACATTTTTCAGTTTGTTTTCCAATTACATCTCTATAAAATAAGTTACTTTCAACATCTTCTCCTTCATCTTCAGACTCAAAATAATTATTAAAAATTTTATCTGCTATTGCTCTTGTCTTACTAATTAGCATCAATTTATCAAATTTGATATAACCTTGATTTTCCTTAACTTCTTTATTCCAAACTTCTTTATGTTTTTGACAAACAATTGAGATATTTAAAAGAGTCGTAGCAAACTTTGTAGCAAGAAGTTTTTCATCAGCTGGTTTTTTAATTATTTCAATTTCTTTTTTTTCATTTATTTTTATTTCCCTTTTCTCTGTTTTCTTTGCTTTCCTCATTCTTGACACCTTTCTCTGCTATAAGAGCAGCCAAAGCTAGTTTTAAAATATCCATAAAATCACATCCAGCTTTCTAAAATTACAAATGGAAAATTCAATTTCTTTTTTAAATTTTTCCAAAAGCTATTTTCCATATAACACACTTCAAAGTTTCTTATTTTTTCTTTATTTTCATAAGCCAGTACAACAGCCTCATTAAAATCTTGTGTTAAATATTCTCCATTTACTAAATATGTATCTCCCCATATTTTTCTTATTTCTAACATTAGTATTCCTCCTATATTTATCCAATTTTTTCCATAGTTTTTTTATTAAATAAAAAGGCACAGTTTAATCCAGTATTTCTTAATAATCTTCTTTCAAATAAACATAAATACTTGGCAACTTTTTTATAATTAAATGGAGCTTTGAAACTTAAACCTACTCTTTTTTTATTATTAGCATCTATTATTATGATTTCTGTTACATTCGTTTCACTAAGTAAGTTTTTCATTCTTTCAACTTCAAAATTATATTTGTGTTTATATAAAAGTCCTGCTGTTTTAAATTTGCTATTTTTTTCTTCTCTCTTAATTAATATTTCTAATTTAATTTTTTTATTTTCTTGTAATTTTTGTATAAATAAACTTCTCATAATTTATCACTCCTTTACATCCAACCATAATACTTTGACTGACCTTGAAAGCCTTTTAAAACTTCTACTCCTATAAAGTCAAAACCATTTGTTCCTTTACTACACCATCTCTTTTCATATTCATTAACTTCATTTATTGTTCCAGTGAAGTCCCAACTTGAATATGAACCATTTCTATTACAAGCACTTAACTGATTTATTCCATAAATTTCTTTATATAAAATTGGTCTACTTACTTTCTTTTTAAATATTCCAAATTTATCTTTTATATTTTCTATTTTTCTTATTTTTAACATCTTATTCTCCTAAAATGTATTGACACTGCAAACAACTTCTTGTAAAATAAAACTGTTTCGGGGCTTTATCAACACGAGCAAGTTATTTGCAGTGTAAAATGATAAAGTCTTTTTTAGACTAATCTGTTTAAAACCTTTATGAAAACTTTAAGTTCCTCTACTTCATTTCTTAAACTAACAATTCTTGCAATTCCTAACATAGCAACAGCTGCATCATCATTAATCAATGATTCATTATATTTAATAGTTGCTTCTGCTTTTTCTGTTAAAGTTTTTTTATCAATCATAGTTATAGTTCCTCCATAAGTTTTTGTAGATTGTTGATATATTCAGTCAATTCTTTTTTATATTCTATTTTTTCTTCATCTTTTAACTTCTTAGCTCTTTTTTCCATTTTCTTGATTTTATTGAAATTAAAATATTTTTGTCCCTCTACTTTAACTTCAGATTTTTCTTCTTTTTTAGGCTGAGGTAAAAGTTTTTTTATTTCTCTAACCTTTAAAACATCTGCTTCAAGTATTCCCTTTACAACTTCCAAACCTAAAGAATTATTAGATAAAATTTTAATTGCTTGATCTGATAGAGTAATTTTGTAAGCCCCGCACTTTCGTACCAAGCCATAAAACTTCCAGAAGGCTTTAATAACTTTGCTACTTCTGCCAAAGAACTACAAATATCAAATGTATTATTTTTTAATTTTCTAAAACTATTTAGAATTTTCACTTCTTGTTCTTCAATTTTTGCTTTATCATCATCAGAAATTTCGTAACTAGCGAAATCAAACTTTCTTAATTGGCTTCCAGCTAATGCTTCTTCAACTGCTTTCATTACATTATTTTCATTATTCATCTTCTATTTCACCCCACACTTTTATAAAAATATTTTTAATATCATCTAATTTTTTTGATTTTCTTTCCCAAAGTAGAGTACCTTTCTCAATTAACTTCAAAATAATTGATGATTGAGCAATAGGAACTGATAAGAATATTCCTGAACGAGTTAATTTATCTTTAAGAAAAGTATAAAAATTTTTCTCTATTGCTGTTCTTCCTACTCTATTTGGGATGACAGCTCTAATTTTAGATATATCCGTTTTTTTTAGTAAGTTTAAAATAGAGTTTGTTGTAACTGAGTCTAAAAAAGTTGGAACAATTATATGTTCAGCTACATCAACAAAGACATTATCCAAATTCATAACTGGAGAACCATCTATGATAATATGTTTAAATTCCTTTTTTAAAATGCTAATCTGTTTCTTAAACTTTTCATCAAGATTCCCTTTTACCTTATAGTCTTGAAGATGCAAGAAAAATAAATTGGGTCTTAATTTTGTCAATTCATAATTCTTCCCTTCCAATAAATCTTCAAGTCCTTTTTTATTAGTATCTTTAATTTTTATTCCAGAATAATTTAAAATATTATTCTGAGAGTCTGAAGTTAATATTAAGACTTTTTCATTTTGAAAGGCTTTATAGGCTGCTAATTGTAAAGCTATCCAGCTTTTACCTACTCCACCTTTATTATTTTTTACAAGTACGACTCCCATAATTTCCTCCTATTTTTTAATTGTTTTATTGTTCTTTTTTGCAAAATAAATTTTATGATTTTGTAAATTTATTAATTTTACTCCACTAGCTTTCAATTCTATTAATGGAATACTCTTATGCTGCTTTTTATTTTCTAATACAAATACTCCATCTTTTCTTCTTTTTACAATTCCACATAAAATTAAATTTTCATCTTTTGTTGCTAATAGATAATCATCTGTGTATATATATTTTTTATCTTCTTTTATTCCTGTACTCTCCAACCAAATGACATCTTTAAATTCAAAAGTTAGTTCTTCATTTTTGTTTATTCCTGTTATTTTTCTACTTTCAAAGTTTATATTTAAAACTTTATAAACTCCACCAGTAACAATGCTGTAAATTTTACCTCTTAATTTCACTATTTAATCTCCTTCTTGTTATAAAATTCAGGTTCTCTAAGTGTTTCTTTTATTCCAGCTCCTATACAATATAGGTCAAAAGATAATCTACCCCAGTTGTAGCAATATTTATATTTTTCAAAATCTAATTTTTTGTCCTCTGGAAGCTTGGAGTTAAGTTCTTCAAAATCTTTTTGAATTCTGCACCATTTATCAAAAGGCATATTAATTTTTATAGATTCACTCATAATATCACTCAACTTCCTTTATAGTAGGTCTTTCAACTTCAACTATCTTAGGAGTTTTTACCTCTATTATTTTTGGTTTTTCTTTTGGATTTTTCATAATCCTCCTTTCAAGTATCAAAAGTAAATTAAATCTAGCTAATTTTTTTCTTGAATATATTTAGAAATGAACGGAGTAATTAATCTATAATACATAACTGTGCTATTCTTTTTTAATTCAAGAAAATGATTAATATTATTATTTTTTAAAATTTCATTCTCTATCTTTTCTTGTTCTTCTAGGGGAAGCTCCCAAAAAATCTTAAGAAATTTTTCATTTCTTTCACTCTCCTTTTTTTCTTCTTTTTTTAAATTTTCCTGTTCAATTTCTCTATTTTCAATTTCTTTAAGGTTAATTTCAGCAGTCCCCTTAAAAAGATGATTAGAGAAAATAGCAGCTATATTTTTTACTCCTGGTTTATTTTTTAAAATATCTATTTGTTCTTGGAAGAGTTTTAAAAGATATCCCAAAGAGTTGACCTTTAATAACTCAATAATTTTATTTTCATGCTTCTTAGAAAAATCAATTTTATTCTCTTTGAACCATTTTTTTATTGCTTTTAAATCATCAGAACAATCATCACATGATTTATTATGTTCTTTATGATTTAATTCTTTATTTAAGTTATTTATTATATATTCTTTATTGTGTTCAATTTTTTCACTGCATGCAGTTAAATCTTTTGACTCCTTGCAGTTAAAATTTTTAACTCCTTGCCTTTCAATTTCTTCACTACTAGGTTTTAAGTTTTTTAACTCCTTGCTTTTAAAAACTAATTCCTCAATTTTTTTAAAATTTATTCTGAAAAACCTTTTCATTGGCATACCTTTATTTTCTTGTTCTAGTATCTCCAACCTTATTAATTCATCAATTATATTGCTTTGTTTATGTTTAGATAATCCTGTTTCCTCTTCCAAAGAAGGTGCTGTTTTATAAAACCATCCATTCTCACCTGCTAAACCATCACTTGCTTCAATCAAAGCTGTTAATAAAAAAGTACTTTCTATTCCTAATGTTTTTATTATTTGTTTATTTAAAACATAGTAATTGCTTGACATAAGTAATTGTTTTAGTGTTCTATCTTCCATTTAAAAACCTCCTAAAACTTTTTCTCTATTTCTTTAATAATAGAATCTATCAAAAATAAATCTTCTAATAATTTTTCTTTATGCTCTTTCA